AGACGATTGTGTAGTGGCGTCCGAGTCAGCCAGTGTAGTTCAGAACTTCATCGGTGAGCTTGCGTCCCCTGTGCGATTGCTCCTAGAGAGGAACTTTAGCCCAATAGATCTCGCCCCAATGGCTGGAGCGTACTTTGACGAAGTCTTCACGTTTTCCTGTGTCACCACTGGTCGGTTGATTATTCACAACCAGTTGATGCACATGGAGCACGCGTTGCATTCGTACGGGTACCTTCCGAGCCGCAATGTGCTCAAGGCTGCGTGCAGAATCCTGACTTCGAAAGTTGTTCTGGGTATGTGCGTGGCATTTGGAGTCCCAGTTGCTGAAGCTGCTAGCACGGCAGCATACGACTGGGCCGAGTTCAGCTCATGGATCGCGCGTGTGTGGCACTATAAGGTGTTGTATGCCGCTGCGAAGCACATGGAGTTTAAGGAGTATCTCGCGAAAAGCGCTGTCTGCATGATGGTGCCCCGCCCAATGACCATTTCGGAAATTGAGCAGGGTTGCCGCACAGGCGCCTTGCCGCAGTACTACTGTGACTACATGGATTTCGAGCGCGCGACTGAGTACTGGAAAGAGTCTTTGGGAGCCTATATGGTCCCGCGAGAAGTGTGTGGAGACATGCTAACCTACGGAGTGCGCTTCTGGGCTACTTACATCGTCTCCATCGTTGTTGCGGCGATACTGTTGATGCTCTCCGGGTTCTGCCTGGTACGCAGTTTGTCCATGCTATTCCGAGTCATCCGTGGCACCCTATCCATTTGCTCTGCGATATCCTCAACTTTACAGTCTCGAACCAAGTTCCGATCTTCTGTAGCAGCTGTGAAGCAGGCCGTCAAAGAGATGGATGGGGTGGCTTCTGCAGGAGTCAAACCCCTCTACAGAATGATAGGAGTAGCACCGAACTCGTTCGACTCACTTGAGATGTCTATGAACGGATCTGAAATCCGTACCAGTAGCGTGATCCCAGGATGCGTGCACCTTGCTGTCGTTTACGATGGTCAAGTGACTTTTGCCGGAATGGCCTTTCGGTACAAGGACTACTTGGTCACCGCGCAACACAACATTTTTGCAATGACTTCCACGCCTGGCAAGTACTACATTATTCCCTTCAAGCCTTGCAGGCGCGAGGAGAGTAGTGAACTAGACATGGACTCGATGCTAGAGTTAACCGAAGAAATGATCGGCCGTGATATCGTATCTGGTGTCTTTGTCGGTTTCGACGCCACTGTCATCCCCGTGAAGGCAGCGGAGTGGAGCCGCATGGGCGTCAAATCGCTTGAACATGCAGATGCCATTTGGAACACGCACGTGACCGCGTACGGACTGGAGAAATCCGGGAAGCGGAAACTGCAAAGGTCACTTGGCACGATCATTAAGGGAGAGGAAGCGGCATTAACTGACGTTTTCTACTCAGCATCAACTCTCAAAGGGTGGAGTGGCTCCCCAATTCTGTCTGGACAGAAGAAGGTAGTCGCTCTGCACTGTGGCACAACTGGCGAACACAACCGCGGCTTGAATTTCGCGTATATTCGTTTTTTCATCGACGTCCACGAGACAATGTTGGTGGAGAGCAATACACCGATTGAAAAGGCGTACCTAAAGTCGTTCCGAGGAAAGAACGGCAGGTTAGCCAGACGGAGGGAAGAGCTTGAGTTGGAGTACCTTGAGGATGACGCACACGATAGGTTTGCGCATGCCGTCAAGGTCAATCAAGCATCGAACGGAATGGTGTGGATGTCACATGATGACGAGGTCATTGCATCCGCACCTTCCGCATTCTTCAGCAAGAGAGAGTTGCTCTATGAAGACGAGTGCGCCCTTCCGATCACTCAGCAAAAGCCATGTGAGATCGAAGAAAAGAGTGTCCCAGTTCCTGCCTCTCCGAGAAGGAGTGGACTGTTTTCGTTTGCCGAGAACGCTCCCTTTGCAGTTGAGAAGACCCACCAACATTTGGGGGCTCCTTACTTCAAGGGTCGTCCGGTAGACTACGCAGCCCACGTCGACTTGGAAGAAGCCGAGGCGCTGGGATACGACCCAACGGCTTTCAGCATGCCGTTGGCGGTGGACCGCGAGACCGCCATTGAGAGGTCGAAAAAGTCACTCAGCTTGAACCTACAGCAGACAGTTGATGTTCGGTCGAACTACGAACCCCCAAACAGCGAACTTAGAGCGAACGCTAAGATGATCCTTATGGACATGCTTAAGCCTCTCAGGTACGAGGTCGACGGGTTAGGAGTTACGGCTGACAAAATCAGAGATCAGCTCAATTCAAGCGCAGTGTCTGGTTCGAAATCCCCCGGATTACCTTTTGTGTTAGAAGGTCACACTTCAAACGCCGATCTCATGTCCAAAATGTCGATAGACGAGCTAATAGAGCGAGTCATGTCGTCATATAAGGACGGGACTTGGTGTGAGAATTCGATCAACTTTCTCAAAATTGAGCCCACCAAGAAGAGCAAGCTTGAGGCTGGCATGGACCGCACGGTGCAAGGTGTCGGTCTAGCCACGCAGCTAGTGATGCGATGTTTTTTTGGAGGAATCATGGATGCGGCCACAGATGGGTGTAGGAAAAGCCCAATCATGGCCGGGTGGAGCCCTCTCAAGCCCGGAGATGGAGAGTTTCTCTGGGGTGCTTTAGAGAGAAAGAAGCACAAACTTCTTGAGTACGACGGACAAAATTTTGAGTACGTCGCTCATACAGAGGAAGCCTATGCTGACGTCACAAGCGTCATGATTGGATTGGCCTTGCCGGCCGCGGGAACGTCTTCGGAAAGATTGAACGTTTGGCGACGGGAAGCAGCAAAAGTCATGGAGCTAACTGGCAAGTCAGGCTACCACTGTGCGGATGGCACGGTCATCAAGAAGTTAGTGCCGATTGCTCTCAACAGCGGGCGATTCGATACCTACATCAGGAACTCAATCACTGGTGCGTACTGGACTGTGATCGGACTGCTAGAATGTGGATGCTCGCGCGACGAGATTCTGAAGATGCTTCTGAAGTTCGGGGGCGACGACTTTATTGGAGCCGTCCCTGCTGACTTCGAGCACCAGAAACTCATCGACGCGATGCGGAAATACGGCATGAAGATTCACAAGGTTTCAGTCAGTGATTACAGTGACGGGTTCGAGTTCTTTTCTTGGCATTTCAAGAAGACTCAGACTGGCGTCACTTGGGTTCCCTCGCGGTTCTCGAAACACGTTGAGAACTACCTCAGTACCAAGCACGAGCATCGACCTGACGCTCTCGTTGCGCACATGATGAACTGGGTTCATTCGGAGAAGCATTTCGACTTCTGGAGAAAAATCTACCAGAGGTCGAGAAGGAGCTCGCCGGAGGACTTTTGCTTGTCAAAGTTGCCAATTCGAGAGTCGCTGATCATGCATTTGCGAGGACACGAGAGTTTGATCGTGGATGAAGGGGAGACGGAAGAGTTCGCTGTGAAGGCTCTTGCTGTCTCTTCTTCGTGGTAGCTTGCTACCAAGCGCTTCGCGCGCGCTATATGTTACCGTGGT